TATAGAGCTTCGGAAATAGCTAGTTGTTTGTTAACTGCTAATAGTCCGTCAAGTTTTTTCTGCGTGGCTGCTACCTCAGCAGCAGCAGCCTTAGCAGAAGGGTCATCAGCGTTGGTACCGTTAATAAGGGCAAGTTTTGCAGCAGCGTCCTTAGCCTCCATAAACTTAGCAGTAGCGCCTGCTATACTTTGACTAAGTCTTTCTGAGGTTAAGCTAGAAGAATTTAAGGACTCCTCCATATCGTCAATAGTAGCAACAGTAGTAAGGAAAGATTCTACAACACCTTTTTGCTCCTCGGATAGAGAAGAAAAATCTATCATACCATCTACCAGACGCATTTTTGTACCAAGTATAGTAACACTGTCAGCAGTCCTAGAGATACCAGAATCTAATTCAGTAAATGATTTTAGTAGAGTTTCAGCAATCTTTTGACCCGTAAGACCTGTAGTTCTAGCTACAGCTCCTACAAAGTCTGATAACTCAGGCGCTTTAGCTATTATACTATCTAAAGCTACTTGTAGTAACTTTATCTGACCTCTAGCCTGCTCTACTTCTTCAGCAGATTGCCCATTAAAGAATGATGAATCTACCCCCTTAGCTACTATAGCTTGCTGTTCTTCTAAAAGAGTAGTAATAGCTAAAATTCTGCCAGCAGTGGGGTCAGCACCTTTTTCAAATGCTTGTGATAGCCTACTTGCAGGTATATCCGAGTTAACATCGTAAGCTACTAACAAGTTACTTTGACTAGCAAGAAGATCTTCTCTTTCCTTTACTAACTTATGTGTTGCAGCAATATTATCTGCTAAATTCTCAATAAACTCATCAGAAGCGCCTGCTCTACGTAGCTGCTCGTCAAGGCTTGTACCTTTAGTAGCAGCTACAGCTGCAGTTACAGAGGTGATACCGTTAGCTAAATCTTTTGCAGCTTGGCTAGAATCAACCCACATATCTTTAATAGCACCTAGCATATCAACATCAAATAACGAACCTACAAGCTGTAAACCACCTATTATTACACTTATTATACCTAGAGCGCGCTGTGCATAAGAGAAAGCAATAGCCAAACCATTAACAGTTCTAGAAGCAACAACAGCTGCCGCAGCGAAGCCTCTAGTAACAAGACTAGCTTTACCAGCTGCTACTGTATATACTCTAAGTATTCTAGTTGTATCAGCATAAGCTATAGAAGTTGTTCTACCGGCAGCAGCTAAAGCTGCTTGTGCTTTTCTAAGCGCTGCAATATCTTTTGTTCTTTCAGGTCCTAGAGCAGCACCCCCAGCAAGAAAACGATTTCTAGCTGCTGTAGCGTCTTTAGCTGTTTGTGCAGCATTCTCCCCAGTAAGGCCTTTTCTAAAACCACCAGTACCTCCAGGACCCCCTAGGATACCACCTCTTTTTTTAACCTTCTCTTGTAAAATCCCAACACCTGCTGCTAGTTTTTCTACAGATTGAGTTCCTTTATTTGCGCCAGCAGCAAAGGTACTGAAAAATGTAGACATCCCTGTGACGCCTTTAGTAGCTAAGTCATTTACATATCCCAGTGTTTTACTAAATACTAGTGCGGCAATAACACCAAATACTAGCAACGCATTACCTGCATCGTTTTTCATAAAGTTAATAAAAGGTAGAATAGCTGAGGTAATAATTTGGGTAAATTCTGTTGCTAGTTCAGATACCTGAACACGTAGTTGTTCAAGAGACTTCTGAGAAGATTCCGCAGAAGTGTCTATGGAACTAAACTTACGTAAGCCTTCAGAGATTGCTGCGTTAGCAAAAGCTTGTCTACGTTCAAATTCATTAAGGCTAGTAGCCACACGGCCTGTTGCTCTAGCATATGCGGCAACAGCAGGTTCGATACGAGTAAAGATACCAAGTTCGTCTAGTAGTTCTGGTTCTAGCTTGGCTACACCACGAGTAACACGAGTAAATGCGTCAGTTAAGTCTCTACCTAAAGCGCGAGAAGCGCCCAAGGATACTTTAGCAAGATCTGTAATTTGTTGAGTGTTAAAACCCGCAGATAGTGCGGTGTTGATTTGGGTAGCAGAGTCAGCTAAAGTAAGCTGCCCTTGTGTAATTTCTTTAACAGATTTAATAATTTTAGGACCATTCTGGCCTACAGAAGCAGCTAGCGCATTAGTACCTTTTACAATAGTGTCGGCTTTAGCAGCATTACTAAGTGCAGTATACGCAGCCTCAAGAGTAAAGATAGTAGCCGCCGCACCTGCGTAAGCACCTACTAAACCACCAAGTCCTTGTGATTGTGCAGAAAAAGAACGGCCAGCCCCCGTAGAGGACTGGCCTAATCTAGTTTGTGCACGGCCTACACTGTCTGTAGCCGCTATTGCTTTTGCTGCATTTTCTGGTACGAATAGTAATTTTAATACGTTTGTTAAAACAGTCAATTATCTTGCTCTCTTTGATTTAGACAGGGATTCTTGCTCTTTTCTTTTTTGTGCATAAAACTTATCTAATTCCGTTTCGGCTACTTTTAGTAGTTCGAATACGCTTCTACGATCGTCTATCTCATAAATATCCATTACAGCAAGTAGACCACTATAATCTTTACCTAACCAAGTACCATTCATACCATCCCACATATCTTGAAGAGAGTTTAGTATTATTAGTGCTTGTTGTGCCTCTATAGATAGGGAGGAGGCCTCTATGGGGATTCTATCCTCATCAGGCTCCCAACCCATCTGCTCACACATTAAGAGATATTGTTCGACATTTAGACCACCTCCATGAAAGGAGTTCTGGAGGTAGTCTATTAGTTTTTTACGTCGTCCTCAGTTTTTTTCTTAGAGAACTGCTCAAAGTCATTCATAGCGTCAGTAACAAACTGATCGAATACTGACGAATTTGTTAGTAGATCTACAGCATCTTCTTCTGTATACCCAACTTCGTCGTCACCATTCATGCTACTAATGTCTACAGGAAGAAGCGTTGGAAGATGTTTAACTTTTAGGCCGCGCCAATCAGCGATAGCTTTTTCAGCATAGCCAATAAGAAACTTTTCGTTGTCAATTTCTTCTTCGCGCTGACGGGTACGCTTGTTAAACTTATATGTTAACGCACCTGCTCTGATCTTTAGCAGATCCTCACGTTTAATAAAACGCAGATTTACTTCAAAACCTGCAATTTCAGGAAATTCTACCCAAGCTGTAGTTTCTTTAGCAATTAGTGATTTAATTTTACTCATTAGTTCCTCATATATAAAATGCGAGTACCTATCAACATATCTGCGCTTCTAAGGTGAGGGGAACCTTGAATTGCAAGTTGATAGGTACTCTCTGGTTAAAAGTTGTTTCCCCTCAGAAACGTTTAGTTAGTTTACTTAGCGGCAAAGATAGTTACTTCACCACCAGTTCCTTTAGAAGCAGTAGGCTCTTGAGCAACAAAGTTGACGCTCATAGAAATAATATCTTCTACTGCAAGCTGTGGGAATTCAAACTGACAAGCGTCAAGCTGGAAAGCCACATAAGGAGCTACAGTGCCACCAATAATTAGGTTAGCGTTAGAAGTTTGTGCGGAAGATGTTCTTGCGTCGTTAGCAATGTTTCGTAGAAACGCAGCCGACTCAGTATCACCAGCACGTAGATACATAGTAGCACTACCAGATACTGCTCTAGCACCCGTAAACTGGCCAATTGGCTCGTTAAGGTTAGCTAGCTCTTCTGGTGTTAGATATGTGATGTTGTTGTTATACTCAAGACTTAGAGCAGTAACAGGGAATACATATTTAACGTCTGGACCACCGGCTGAAGCAGCATGGTGGAACTCAATAGCGCTAAGGCGATTTTTAATAAACGAGTTAGTACCGATACCACCGGCTACATTCATTTTATTAAACGGGTGGTAAGCAGAGGCTTGTGACAGTGAAGATACGTTAGAGTTTGCAACGACAGTTGCGCCGCTATTTAGAACGCCGCCAAATACTGATACAGCATTATCACGAGTAGCTCCTGTAAGTTCTTTCATAGTAGAACCGAAGCCTGTCCAAGTTACCATAGCGATTTCTTCAATACCAGCATCTACAGAAGCCTGATTAACAGTAGTATTAGAAACTTGATAAATTACGTTATCTAGCTTGAAGTACATATGATTCTCTGCTGCTGTAGAGAAGTTTGATCTAGTACTGTGAGAACCTACACCAGCAGCTACGTTAGTAGTTGCAAGCTTGCCTCCACTAGTCCATACTGATTGATCAGTGGTACCTGAGGTAGCTTTAGTGTTAGATACTAGAGACTGCCACATAAACCAATCAGCTACCGGTTTAACGTTACCAGAAGCGTTAGTACCAGCTCCAGAAGTATCTGCTGCGGAACCAGTTACTGCACCTGTAGGGCGTAGATAAACTTGTAGGTTCCAATCAACTGGGTTGATAGCAGTATTAAAGCGTTGTTGTGAGCGATCAGGTGTAGTACCAGACTCTAAGCTGGTAATATCCTGGGTAGCGGAAGATGAGGATGCTGCAAAACCTGCAAGTACTTCAAGCTTCCATGTATTTTGAGGCGTCATAGAGGACACTGCTGCTCCGTTTAGTAAATCAACGGAAGAGAAGAATACCTCTGAATTTCTTTGCAAATTAAGAGATGCCATATTTATTTCTCCTTAGTTTTCTAGTCTATAGACTACTGATAGTTCGATGTTAGTTATTCCGTAAGGTGCTGCTAACCCTTCATCTGTAGCTATATTATCTATAGTTATATCTAATATACCTTTATCAGGGTGGTCACCTATGGCGTAGATTATATGCTCAATATCCTGAAGTAACTTGTCAGAAATGTTTTGAGAATTATCTTCTCCATATACGTATGCTCTTATAATAACGTCTAACGTAGCTACCGTCAAATTTTCTGATTGAAAATCTCGAATTTCGGTTCCTGCTGTGAGGTAAAGTGATGGAAAATCATTTACTTCGTCAATAAACTTTAAACTACGATATACGTTGTTAAATAAGTTAGTAAGGAACGTGTAGTTGGTGTTATACGGAGATATATCTCCGTCTATTTCACGAAGCCTAGTTACTATAAATTCAGTTATCTCTGTTCTTCTATTCTGTGGCATAGTTAGAAAGACCTTCTAAGTTGGAATTTTTGTGAGAATAGCATTTGAGCTACTTGCCTAATAGAACCCTCTACTTGCTCGTCAGGTTTATACCCATACCTATCTAACGATGAGTACAACGGGTTATAGTAGTAACTAATAGTACTGGTCTTATAGTTAGGAGATATAATTATGCTTTTTCTAAAAGTACCGGTTCTCTCTTTTAACGTAGGAGGGTTTGGTTTGCCATATTTACTCATATTTTTTCTCATATGTTCTCTAACTAAGGCAGTAAACTGTACACCTGATATAAATCTTTGAGTATTTTTATCGGGTTTTTTACCGTTTTTAATACTAAAAGCAACTACACCTCTAGCTATAATAGCAGAGCCAGCGACGTATCTTAAAGCGTGTGACATGCCCTTACTTTCAAGAAATTGTACTATCTCTGCTAATGATCTACCGTTAGGTAGTGTAGATAATCTGCTTAACGCCTTAAGTACCGTAGTACCTATATCACCGTTTAGGTCTTTTATTTGTTCTGCTTCTATACTATTTAAAGCTTTAGTTATTGTGCCGCCAGTGAAATATAGGTTAAACTTTATACTAACGTTTTTGGCCGTTGCTGGGGCTGGAGTAACTTTCAGTTTCATTTTACCTGTTTTTAGAGATTTTTGTATATCTGACCAGCTAAACTTTAAAGTTCTATTTTGTAACTTACCATTAAACATAATAGGTATGTCTATAGAATTAGCTTTAACTATTAAACTATCCTTAATAAGCATAGCTGCTGGATCTGAGCTATTTAATACTTTAAGAAGAGCTTCTGGCTTATCTTTATTTTTTAACAAAGACTTATATAGATTGGTAGTATCTAACCTAACAGGCGCTCTTTGTATAGGATCTCCGGTAGAAGCATCAAAAGTAAATCCTCCAAATAGTCTATTTATACCTGGCTGGATCGTAATACCAGAACCCCCTGCCAGACCTACTTTACCTTTTCTTTTTACCTGATCACCCTCTTGTACTGTAGATACCAGTTTCTGCTCTATAAAAGATACTTCTCCTGTTACCTCATCTTTTACGTAAAAGTCTGGAAAAAAACCACCACGACCAGCACGTATTTGTGTACCACCCAATGCATCAACAATAGCTTTCTCTATTTTACTATTTAGACGAGTTGCTAAGGAGGTTAGAACTTTTGAAAACTCAGAATCTACCCTAGAAGCTGAATATAGCTGATGTGTAGTTTTTAGGGCATCGCTCAGAGCTAAAGGAGTGCTACTTTTGACATTAATCCTACCATCATCTGAACTTAATAAAGATGATATTATAACATTAACCATTAGCTTATAACCCTGTATAGATCTAGTATTCTTCTGATATGCGGAGGGAAGTTTCCTACAAGAGTATTTTTCTCACCACTCTCGCCCTCAAAGCTAAAGCTCTTTTTATCCTGATCTTGCTTATATAACATCTTTATATAATCCATAGCTGCGAGCTGTAGGTCATAAGGTACGCTATCAGCTTCATAACCAGCTCTATAGGATACTTTAACACTGCTAGGGTAGGCAGCAAACAGTGGGGGGCCGCTAATAGAAGCATGCCCGTAGCTACTAGCAACTCCTTTATTACTAATATCCTTGGTAATTTCACCTACATCAACACTATAGCTATATTCATTAGGCTTAGCATGGCTATCCTCTATTAAATTAGCATTATCCATATGTATTAAAAGTACCGTATTCTCGTCGGTGCTAAAGCGGTAAGCTGACGGAGTAAAATCTGCTATATATCTAGCTGTTGTAGATACTCTTATCTCATCCATATAACCTTTAAAGCTTTCACCTATAAGTACATTACTAGTGAAGGAGTGTTCTTCTACTGCATATGAAGCATCAGCTATCTTATTGCCATTATAAAATAGATATAGTTTTTCATCTTCTAACACTCTAGTTACAGCTACGTGCGCCCATCTACGTTTATTAAACTGTTGAGACTCAATTAATGTATTAGCACCTTGTACTATAACAGTAGTTGTAGGAGAGACTGATTGAAAGGACAAACCGTACTGATTTGATAAGGCTAGTTCGCAATAATTGTTATCAGCAGTATTTAGGCTAAATATAGCATTATCTTGTAATGTTTCCTCATCTATGCGAACATAAGCTTCTATAGTGAAGTCGCTTTGCTCAAGCTGTAGTTGTGCCGGTACACTACTTGATACAATAGCGTCTAAAATTCCTAGTTGTATGGAGTAGTTGTTTAATTTTTTAATATGTTTACTGATAACAGGGTTGCCAACGTTATTAAATATAATACTATCAGCGCTACTAGTAACGGGAGTACCCTGCGACGTAGGGGCATTTAAAGTAATATAGCCAATACCATCAAATTCTTGTACAGAGTATACTTTTGTTAGTGGTAGCCGGCTTACGAATACTGAAGACCTGCCACCATCAAATATTTCTGAGTAATTATTAGCTAGAATACCTTGACCAATATAGTGTTCTATAGCTCCGGTAGCATAATGTATTATATTACTAATTCTAGCGTCAAATGTGCTACTAGATATAGTTAGATAATCCTTAACCTGAGCTAAGGTAACATAAGTGTATTTGCCTAAATCTTCTTCAAAGCGTTCTGTCATTGTGTATCACCTTATCTATATCTTGTTACCAAAATGGGGGGAGACGGATGCCCGTCTCCCCCCATTTTATTAGTTAGTTAGGGGTAGGATTAACCAGCCTTAACAGTTACAGCGTAGCTGTATTTATTTGCGTCAAGGGCAGCAGCAGAGTTAGTTGTAAGTGCTTTGAAGTCAAAACGAGTTGACATATACATTGCAGTTACTTGCTGACGTGGCTCATATTCGCTTTCAATTTCAATTGCACGACGTTCTGCAATCATAAATCCAGGCTTGTACACTAGAGCACCGAGGTGATTACCTGAAGTACCCGCAACATCTAGGAATTCCGAAATTACGATAGGAATACCATAGATAGCACCTACAGAACCTGTTAGGTATGTAGCATTAGGACCGAATTTATCTACTGTACGGAAGTCTGAGGTAGTAACAAGGTTATTATATCCTTCGATTGAAGTAACATAAACTAGATCGTTACCAAGCTGTAGACCATACTTACCCATTAGAGCACGAGCAGCAGCAATATCAGAAGGATCAGCTTTATCATTAGCAGAACCTGTAGCAACTTCTAGTGAACCATCAGCAGTTAGGTTAGTCAGACCTTCGATAACAGAAGCATAACCAGCACCTACACCAATTGCGTTAGTTGGCGAAGCTGTAAAGCCTGTAAGAGCGCCAGTACCGCGAAGAATTGACTTATCCATTGCACGGGCAAGACGACGAGTAGCCGCTGCGCGTAAGAAGTCAAGTAGAGGAAGAATAGTATCTTCTTCTTCGTCTTTTGCAAGGTGTGTGGTAGCCATAAACTTATGTGGGGTAAACTCCACAGAAGAAATAGTATTCTGATTAGAAGTAGGCACATTAGAAGTGTCCCCAATACCTGTAGCAAAGGTTCCAGACTTGAACATTGCTACATCACCATCAGAATCTTCATCAGCAACTGGTACACGGAAAGTTCTTGCGTCTACTGATAGACGATTAAACATAGGAGCAATAACTAGCTGCTGTTCCATTTCTGTGTAGATATTTGAAGAGAAGTTCGATAGGAACTGGTCAACAGTAGTAACAGCTTTCATACGGGAACCGTACTTAGTGTCATACACATCACGCTTATTTAGCATTTTTGAAAGAAGAACAGCATTAGCCATTTCTTTTTCAGAGAATTGAGCAGCAGAGCTGCGGGAGTTCTCAGAGTACTGCATCTTACTTTTGGTAAGAGCGTTTAGCTCATCTTTACTTTTAGAGATCTGCATTTGAAGCTCTCTAAGCTCCGCTGTTTCTCTAGAGGCTGATTCGCCTCTATCTTCAGCGTCTGCACGCTTTTGAATAGCCTCACCAGTTTTTTCAACAAGAGCTGCAACTCTCGGCTCTGAAACGGTAGATGTGGCTACCTCTTTATTTGTATCGCTTACGCCCTTATTAATGGAAGTAAGATCAATTGATTCTACGACTTGATCAGCCATGGTGTCGTTCTCCTTTGTTGAATCCGTGTGAAGCTGTTTAGTTTCTAAAGCAGGCTTTTCACTGGTATTGTTTAAAATTTCTTTAGTATCGTTAGTGTTAGCAGTTTCTTGTTTATTTTTAGACACTTGTAAAAGTTCTTCTGCATTCACATTAAGAACATTATCACAGGCTTTACCATCAGCGTCAATCTCTAAAAATTTAAAAATTGGGCTTTGGGCAGTTGCAATCTTGATCACCTTGTACATTTTTTCTTCATAATTTACTAGGTCACCATTTTGTAGATCAACAGAGTTTGTAGATAGTAAGTTAATAAAAGGAATGACCGCATCAGGGTCTACCGCCTCAAAGAGCTCATCATCTTCATCTGTCTTTTCTTCTGCTACAGCAGCGGCTACTTCTACTTTTTTCTCAGTAGTAACAGCTTCTGCTTTTTCTTCAATAATAGCTTCTTCTTTTACTACTGCATCAATCGCTTTAGCTTTTTCTACAGTATCAGTTTTAACTACTACTTCTAGTTCCGAGACATCTAATTCTTCGACGTCCGTATCGTGAGTGTTTTTAGGCTTACTCATTGCTTCCTCCTCTGTTGGGGATAGCGGTCTAACATTAGCGCCGTCAGAGTCGCTTTCCATTTCATGAATAGGAACACCAGTCATAGTAATTTCATGAGTATGCCCATCCGTTTCTTGTAGGATGCCTCTTACGATCATATGAGAATGGTTTTCCATATGTGACGCATAAGTAGTAACGCCATTACCTAGCGAGTCCACTTCTACAGTATGATAGTGACCATCTGCCATGTTCGTAATTCCAGCTTTAAAGTTAGAAATAGCTTTTTCTGCTACTTCTGGCTCTTTAAAAGTATTTGTAAAAGCTTCATAATCTTTATCTGATTCAAAGCTTTTTCTAACACTAAATAGAGAGTCTTGATTACAAGGTATACTTACTACTGAAATTTCTAACAATTCAACATCAGTAATAGTCATACTATCATCATTACGGTTATACTTACCGTCTTTAACTCTAAAACCTACACTAAAACTTTTTAATGCTCCGTCACGTATTAGTGTTTGAATGCCGTGGTTAGTCTCAGCGGCATTACTAACTAGTCCTTCTACGTAAATACCTTTTTTATCAACTACAATCTTTTCAATCTTGCCAATAGGGCAATCATGCTTATGTTGATATAGCATTACCGGGTTTTTTCTAAAATTCTCTACCCCTTTAGCCCATGCTTCAGCAGTAACAACGTCACCAGCACGATCTTTAGTTATAGTATTAGCATACCCAGCAATTTTTAAAGACTTATCGCCTTTTTTAAAGGATTTAGCTTCGAAGGCGCTATTTAAATAAAATGTCTTATTTGTCATTTCGTTTCTTCACTTCCTTGCGTGCTTGCAGAGTTATCCTCCGCAGGTCTACCACCTTGTGACGCATCAGTAGCGCTACCTGTAATATTTTGTGGTATCCTTATCTTATCATTTCCGTCAATTTTTGCAAATCTTAATCCTTCGCGAGCTTCATTTGGGGTTATAATTCCCGTATTAACCAGAGTAGAATAGTATAATGCTTGAGTTTTATTATCAGGCTGCAAGGCAGGAACGCTCATCATGTCAGGCCTAATCGTCACTTCCGTATTAAAGAAGTGGGAGAAAGCACTAGAAAATTGACTTAAAATGGGGATTACAGTGTGCATATAGAATAGTTTTTGATTAGCGTCAATATTAGCATTGTTGCCAGACTTTAGAAGTACGTAAGGAACTCCTAAAGCTTTTGACATGTCTTGCTGAATACGTTCTATAGAATCTTCAAAGTCTAGTTGATCAAAATTAACTGTAGAGAATTTATCAATTTTAAGGCCACCATCTAAAATAGCAGGATTGCGCGCTCCATCAAAAATAGTGGTATATGTAGATCTCCAAGCTTCTAACAGTCTATCCTTTACCCGTTTAGATAGGATGTTATCTGTAGTTAGTACGAAGCCTGGTATAGCATTATTTTTGAAGAACTGTCTTTGAAAATTGATCATGTAGTAGTATAGCTCAATAAGCCTGATTATTGACTTAATTCTAGATGTGCCTCTAAACATAGATTCTTCATTTTCAGCCATGATATGAATAATCTCACTAGCTTCAAAACGTATACCAACATCTCTAGTGGTTTTCTTAGCAGGCGCAAAAACATTACTAGTAGTATTATTAGATACTTGGTAATTATAGTGTGATACAAAAGTTTTAGAATCTGGTACTACTTGCACATCGTTAGCAGGTAATAGGTATAGATCACTACCGTCATAGTAGAAGAAAACGTTACCATCTAAATAAAAGTCTAGAATTGCTCTTCTGAATAATCTATTTCTATCTTCAAATGGGTTTGGTTTGATATTTAATAGTTTATTAACTTTTTTAGCAGGCCCATTACCCTCTACTATTAAGGGTATTTCTACACAAGCGTTAATTACCATCTCAATAGCTCTATGCACTACTTCAATATCTCTATATGCTTGTTCATATTCTACAATTGTATCAGGAGACGCGTAAGCCTCTAAGGAAGCTATAGACGCCTGAGCCGGGTTAAGCTTTTCAGATAACCACTGTCTCCATTGTGGAGTTTCTTTATTTGCCATTTTTCGCCTTCTGAATATCTAACCAATTTTGGATTTTCGGTACTAAGTAGTTAGCATATGTCTGACCGTATAAGTTATGTAACTGCTTATGGTGTTTGCCGCATAGCGTTCTTAAATTATTATGACTCAGCTCATCTGCGCAATCATTAGCAAATACTTCCCTAAGAGCCTTAATATGCTCTACATCAGTAATAGCTGTAATTTTATTCTTATCACACCACAATTCGAAAAGCTGACTAACACTATATAGATGGTGTAACTCTAGGTTATCTACAGTATCGCAAATATAGCAGCAATCTCTTAACTTATAGTCTTTCTTAATAAAATCTCTAATGTATTTTACTGGAAATCTCTTCAATGTACTCATGTTATAATATTTTCGTCCTCTGTCCAAGCTATATTTTTGAACTTTTGTAAAACATACCATCGTTTAGAATAGTGGCTAAAGTGAGTATTTAATCCCACATCACCTTCTGGTAATTGTAATACTGTTCCCGCTACCGTAGTAAGTGACTTAAGTTTAAACTTTTTCTTAACCAGATAGCTAATGATTATATCATCACCTCGGTCAGGAAGACCAACTTTTTCCACCTGATTTTTTATGGCGTCTAGAGCAGCTTGTTTTATTAAAATAGCAGATCCTACTAGAAAATCTACATCTGCTGGCTCACACCAATGATTTTTCAACTCTTGATAATTTTCAGACATCGAAACTTTGGATTTTCCATAGATACCGACCATAAGTTGATTGCATTTAACCATTCGATTTATCGTGTCAAGAGATATAATCAGGTCATCATCTATAACTAATTTTAATGGCTCAGGGGTAGTATAGCAAGTTAACCAACGTTGAAAACAATAATGGTTAGTGGGCATTTGTATAATAGTGACACGATCGTCTTCGTAAGTAAAAGGAACCGCAGAGTTATTCACAACCGTAATAGGGAAATGATCTATGTAAGTACGTATAATCAGCTTAACGTTTTCAGGTCTTGCA